CCGCCAGTGCCGTCAGTCGTTACATAAGTAGTTCCATCGTGTGCAAATAATCCAAAAACTATATTGGTTCCGTCCCAATAGATTTCCCACCCGAAACCTCTACCAGCAAGCGCATTAGCATTGGCAGCAGGGATACTGGCTCCAAGTGCCATCCCTATTCCACAACGGATTTTGCTGTCAATGTTTATAGTTGTGCCATGATTGTAACCACCATAACTAGCTATACGTATTGGGCAAACTGCTACGTTCCCACCACTGCCAAACCTATTGATTTGGCGATACCGAATGCACACGGGCCGATTATTTGCCGCGACCCCTGTGTTAATGTTGTCTCCGTCAAGCAACGAGGATGTTCCGCCATTCGCTGTATAACTTTGTGCATTGTCTGAACGCTGGATGCGTGCCATATTGAAAATGATTTCATCCACCGCATCTGCCCGAGTAATTAAACTCGTCGCCGCTGGCGTGCCAGTGCCGCTCGATGTGGGGCGGGTCGTAGACGAGAATGCATAGGCATCTGGCAGCGTGGTGGCGAGACTGACTACGCCAGATGTGACCACGATAGGTGCTGTGCCTGTGATCGCAGTGCCACCTGCACTGCCATTTGCCGCTGCGGTGATGCGTCCTTGGGCATCCACGGTGATGTTCGCGTTAGTGTATGCCTGCGCCGTCACGGTTGTGTTTGCCAGCGCTATTGTGCCAGTCGTTGTAATCGTCCCGCCACTAAGCCCAGTGCCAGCGGTTATGCTGGTTACGGTTCCAGCGCCAGTAGCGAGCCATGTTGCCGCACCACTGTCATCGGTTGCTGTGAGGACTCTGCCTGCTACTGGAGTGTCGGTATAAACTGGCAGCTTGCCAGTTGCGTTTGGCAATGTAATTGTTTTATTATTTGTTTGTGCGGTCTGAACGATCGATGTCCGTTTGTCAGTGCCTGTGGTCAGATCTTGGCGACCTAAGATCAGCGTGTTGCCTATGAGTCTGGTCTGTGTGTTAGGACTATTCCCCCCTACACCTATAACCGTGGTACTGCTGCCGTCACCAGTCGCTCCAATCGATATGGATGATATATTGGTAATACCAGATGGGCTCCCTCCAATGCAAATGTTATCAGACCCAGTTGTAATAAAAGCACCTGCGCCGCTGCCAAAAGCAGTATTCCCCGATCCAGAAGTAACCGCCGTAAGAGTGTTCACACCAATGCCCACGTTATTATTGCCAGTCAGCAAAGCTGAAAGAGTAGAGGTTCCTATCGCAACATTGCTGCTTCCAGTAGTAAGTGCTGGGAGACTATTTGTTCCAATAACCGTGTTGTAATTCCCAGTCGTGCGATTAGCAAATGGTAGAGTAGGGTTGCCGCCACCGATTGCCACGTTTTGGGAAATCGTTGGGTCAGACATTATAACGCTACCGCCACCGACTTTTAAAACGCCAGTAACGCCAGTACCCGTATACACCAGACCGCTGTCTGCTGCTAGTGCAGTGCCATCACTATTCCGCAGTTGCACCTGCCCTAAAGTTGATCCCGCTGGGGTTCCGCCGCCGCCTGAGCCTGCTGGCCCTGCTGGCCCACGCGAACCAATGCTTACTAGCGAGGTTGCTCCACCACTAGTTGTTACTGTTATATTTGCCATTAAATTACTGGGTCTACGTTTACCGTTAATGTACCAACAAGCTGAGTTTTAACACCACTTATAGAATCTGTTGTTTCCAGACCATAAGTATAAATATTTGCTGCTAGCGTTACAACCAATGGGTTAATAGTTACGCTCCATAAGTTTGCCGCAGTGTTATTTAAAGTGATCTGACTTGGTGATGTCAGTAATAACGCAACTGCACCATATGGATCTTTAAGTTCAAATCGAGCAAGAGTAAGAGTCCCAAGGTAATCTGTATTTCCTGCCTCCACACTTGTAATCTCCCAAGTAAATCCACCCCAAGTGTCTCCAGACGTAATTGGCGGGAACAAAACCTGATCTCCAGAACCACTGCTGGTTCCCATTGCACCACCACCACCTTCACGGGATTGCATATTCATGTTGGTGAAGATGCGCTTTGCTATAATTGTTTGGGTGTGTTGCTCGTCAATCTTCATCAACTCGTCGAGTAGTATCTCACTAGCCTCAGCGTCTGCTTGTGCTGCCTTCTCCTGTTGGCCTTCAGCGCGTAGGTAATCGGCGTATGTGCCGTGTGCCATGTACTCAAACCATTCTTCTGGGATTAGCGACAATGACGTTAGCGACGAAGACGTTGCACCTGCTGCCGTGGAGAAGCTGAGGATGCCTTTATAGACTACAAACGCAGACGTTGGTACTATATTCCCAGAAACTAACTCAGCACCACTTTGACCAACTGCATACTGATATTCTTGACTGCCATTTGTTCTGTATGGTGCGTATGGAAAAATTCGTAAAAACGAATCAATGGTGGTTTTACCCGCTTGAAAAAACGGAATACATCCCCCATAAACGGTACGTTCCTCACCGATCTTGATAAAGCGTGTCCAGTAGTTGCTTGACTTAAACGCCCGTACTGCCCTGCGGTTCATCAAGGCGCGGATACGAGGTTCTTCTATAGTTGCAAAGGTGACCCCGCAGAGTGCTGATACTAGCTCGAAAAGGTCTGCGTAGGTTCTCGTCTGCATATTAAATATGTCCCGCTCTCAAGTGTGATTGTGATTTAAAAAAGTCACGGACAAAGCCTCGGTCATCCCAGCATTCTTTTCCGTACTTATTCGCTAACAAAAAGTATTCATGCTGTGGGATAGCTCCGATTGGACTACCAAGCATGGATTTAGCATCTTTCATAGAACGTGCTTCAGCAGATGCTGCTTGTTCACGCGTTTTTTGCATTGTTTCCTTTAGCATCCGTCCAGAACAAAGTTCCTTAACGAGTGCTGAAGTAAGTGCTTCGCTTTCAAACATAAAAAATAAAGGAGAGGGAGATTTTACCCTCCCTCCCCAGTTTGTATTTAGAACGCTTGAGCAACAGGATCAATAATGTCCAGAGTGATAACAATCTGACCATCAAGTGACGAGTAATTGCCAGCAGCAACCGTCAGGATAACTGGGATGGCAGCAGTAGTCGGGATATCAATCACAACAGGAATGCCAGTTGTCCAACCACTTCCACTATTAAAGCGAGCAGCAAGGTCAACAGTTGCAGGAGGAACAGCAGAAGCAATATGCTTTGCATCAGCACCGCTGATGCCTACTTTAACAGCACCAGTTGCAGCAACGGCAGTTGTAGTGCCAGATGTTACAAACGTCTGCGAAGTTGAAATGCTTGCACCGCGAATACCACCACCTTTAGGGATCAGACCAATGGTCTTTGTTCCGCCAGCAGCGGCAATTGCGGCAAGATCAGCAGCAGAAAGCACGATAACGTCAGTAAAACCGCGCCCAGATTCGTTATTAATTAATTTCATATTTTAATATTTTTAGTTTGGATTAAGAATAAGCGATCTTGCCATGTGCTTGTGGATGCTTAACGCACAAGGTTCCTGCTACGTCAACAAAACCACGCTCGCCACCACCTTGGTTTTCAAGACGGGTAGCACCCATTGGGATCAAGGTGTTAAAGCCAAGATACTTAGGGTTGAGGATATAACCAACCTTGGTTAATGCGGTAGGCATACAAGATGGATTGCCGTTAACAATTTTTACCATACCAAAGTCGGAATCATATAGATTTACCGAAAGAGTAATGGTTTTGCTTGTTGCGTCTTGATTAATGCTATACACACTTCCAACAGTGGCTGAAACAGGAGCAGAACGACTGAAATTACTAATGACTTGACGAAGTGCAGTATTAGCAACAAATGTTAAGCTGTTCATTTCTCCGTTCTTGGAGAAGATAGAGCCGATTACCGCGTTGAAGTTACTTTCAGTGGCAGAAGTATACGTGTTACCTGCTTCGATGATTGACAACTCAGGAGTACGGTAAGCTGCTGGAACAGGGTTTGTTGCCTGTGCCGCATCTTGAACCCACTTGCCAAGACCGCGCATACCGTAAGGAGTGCCAGCACCGTTTTCAACGGTCATTTCGTTATCGGAGGCAATCGTTGCCTCGATGTCACGTTTGATTTCACGCATGCTTTTTGCTTCCGCCTGGGCTACGTTTGCAGGGCCAACAGAGGTAACAGCTTGTTGCAAGTTAGACACAAGATAGTCACGGCGCATCAATTGAACGTAGTTGCCAAGGCGAGCGCGATCAGCAAACTTGTCGCTAAACGAGGTTACATCAGAACCTTCAGAGATACCAGTTGTAACTGGAGAAGCAAGCGAGTCCACAGTCCATTCGCTAAAGGTAGCGGTAGCTTTACCTTTCGAGCAAAGACTAAGGATTGGGGTTTCTTCTGGTGCAAGCAAGCTCAACTCGTTGCTGAGATCTTCACGGTTCGATACTGCGGAACCAGTACCAGTTTTTGCCGCTGGGGCATTTGGGGAATATGTACTTGAGATAGGCATAATATTATTTCGGTAAATTATTTCATTCTAGCAATTCTGGAAGCAACCCAATCTTCAACAGATCCTGTTGATTCAAACTTGTTGTACGCATCTTTTGTCTTTGTCTTTGAGCTAGAGTTAATCTTTAACGAACCAGAACCAACTGGGGAAGCGGGTGGCGACACCTTCAACTTATTCCCAGCTCCAGTTTGTATAGACTTTGCTTTACCTCCAAAGATAGACTTTGATGCGTGTGCAAGGATGTATTCTATTTGTATCCCAATTTCTGGGATATCTCGTTTGATTTTAGAAATTAATGGGTCAGAAATTAGTGCTTTGTAGTTCTTTCCAATATCGGACGTTTCATCCGTAATGTCTGGAACTTCTTTTTGTGCTGCTGCTAAGTATTGCTGTTCCATCACTCCGTACTCAGCAATCTTTGCAATCTCCTGCTGTCTGGCAGGGATGTACTTGGTAATTGCTTTTTTGGAATTTCGGTTAGCTAGACGGATTTTAGACTTGGGGAACTCCTTGTCACCAACAACAATAATATCGTCATCAGCATAATCTTGGTGTTCGTCAAGAATGTCATCCGTCATCTCCAGCGTCCTTGCCATCTCCTCATGGAATGATTTCAGTGCCACTAGATCTCCAATTGCTTGGATGTCGTCTGGCATTCTGTCACCATTTGCAAGCGGTGCTGGCAGGGGTTGAGCAGCAAGTTTTTCCTCTAGGCTCCGTTTTTGGGCGGTAAGCTCTCCAATTCGTTGAAGTAGTCGGCTTTTACCTTTTTTGGCAAGTTCTTGAATCTGCTCTGTAGAGAGACTTAGCAGGTCTATTTCTTCATGCTCCTCTGGAGTTTCTTCCGATTCGTCATCAGATTCTTCAGTAGATTCCTCTGCGTCATCTCCGTCTTCTAGACTGGCAAGTTCAGCGTCATCAGTATCTACTGCTTCCTCCTCGGACTCTTCTTCCGTCTCTGGTGCAACTTCTTTCCCGATTCTACGAGCTACAAGCTCTTCAAATGAGATGTTATCTGACACTGATTGTGTAGCCTCAGCGGTGGCTTGATTGGTGCTATTAGTCATAAACGCTAGTTTTACGCCTTGCGTTGGCGATGCACGAAGTCAATCATTAAATCATTAGTATGTCAAGTAGTTTAGTAATGTATCACAATACGCAAAAACCCCTAGATGGATTTACTCATCTAGGGGTTTAACACAACAACAATGAAACGCACAAACAACCGTGCATGACTTTGTTATAACATGATTACGATGATGTCAAGACAAGACTGAAAGCAGTTCATCAAGTGCTGCAATTGAACCAGCAATCTTCATAACGTCATTCGATGATTCTGCTGACCGAAGATCACCAAAGAACTTTTCACGCTCCTCGCGGATGAATGTTACAATTACTTTGAACTCGTCACGGTCACTGATGCCGTCGATTGCTTGTTGTAGCGTTGGTTTTGGTATTGGTGTCATATTACTTCATTGATTTGTTTCCGCTACACTTCCATTTGCGGCGTGACAGGTTATTTGGTGAGTTCTTATCACTACGCCAGTCGCCTTTGATAGCGTTTGACCTAGCGCAATATGCGTCTCCTTTGCTTGTGCCTGGACGAATACGATCACCACCGTCTGCGGCTTTACCTGCTTGTCCAAACTTCACAGTTCTCTTGCGGCCTGTAGTGGGATTTGTAACTACTTTTGTGAATCGTTTTTCCATTATGGTTCAATTAGGTATTCGCATTCAAAGGCAATGATGGCAGGTGGGCTAATCATTGTGTAATACTCTGGTCTTTCAGCCGTCCTCCGCAAGCAAGTTTCGCAACCTTCACGCCAACCAGAATCTACGCCATCCTCTGACCAATCGCCATTGCATCGAGCTATGTCATCTGGAAGCGTGTTTTTCACTTCTTCTTGGCGGTCTTGGCTGATTCGCGGAAGTCCTTTGCAGTAGGTGCTTTCTTGCTGCCAACTTTGTTCATCTTTTCTCCGCTACCTGCTGCGATACGTTTGCGTTTAGCTGCGATATTAGAGTACAGTCCTTGTTTCATAAGATTATCCTTGTTCCATTCCTTGAGTTGTCATACCGCCCATTTGTGCTGGAGCCGTACCAATACGTCCAATCTGAGCGTTCTCCATTTGTTGAAGTTGGAATTGATATTGGCTCGCGTATTTCTGTAGTCGTTGACCGAATGCTTCGTCAGACTGTGCGCGTTGTGCAATGTCTGGTTGCTGGACATACGATTGGATCATCTGCATTGCCATCTGCGCTCCGTTAGCCTGTGCAGGAACCTCGATACCAGCAAAGATCTTAGCAAGGTCATCGGTGACGTTCTTAGCCACCTTCTGCTGTGCTTCTTCAACTGGTTGTAACACATAGTCAGCAAAGATCGGATTGATGCTTGCCGCTGTAAACTCAAGAAGTTTGTTGATGTCGATAACGCCATTCCTGTCCATTTGCACCAGCGATACCATGTTCTTTAGTTGCTCGGATGCCGTCTCTGGATCACTTGACTGCGAGTCAAAGTTTACCACGATTGAGAAGTTCTCATCGGGACTTCCTTTCGTCATGGTCTGTGGGTTAGGATTCCCCGTAACTTGGAAGAATACTTCATCTGGCCCCATACGCTGGTAGAGTTTCCATGACATTGTTAAAACGTCACGAACATGATCTAGAAAACGTGATACATAAAACTGTTGCCTCGATGCTGAGATGGGGTTGTCAAGGTCAAGACCAACAGCGCGATCCGCTTGCCTTGTCATTGATAGCTCAATCTCCATTGAGTTGTTATCATTTGGCGGGATCGGCCCCCAAGCGATTTCACCAAGGCGACGATAAGGTACACGGACTCCTGGCCCCCAGTCACTAGGAGGTCGTCCAGCAGGGTGCATTAAAGGTGGCAAGGTGGACATTGACGCACGATCAATACGAGAGTCTCGTTCTGTCTTAACTTGCATCTGTGCGCCCCTTAGAACGTCTGAGAACGTCTGTGTGTCGTACATCCGCTTCTGATCGTTTGACAACCTAGTCACTACAAACGGATAATCGTCATAACCATTCAGCAACTCATGCTTTGCGTAGTCCTCAGTCATCGGGTGGAACACGGTGCAGTAAATACCTTCACTACCGTCCTCTTCGTCGATCAAGCGTTGATATGCGTACACAACCATGATCAGATCGTTGTCGTCTGTGATTGGTAGTCGTGTATTCTGCTTAATCTTCTCCCCATCGAGGTACATTGAGTCTTTGCCGCGCAGGTTGGAGATTGCGTTTTCAACCCAGTCTTTATCCCATCCATCACTTGTGACCTTCTTTTCAAGTTCTTGGGCGGTAAGGAATGTCCTCCAGAATACATATGGCGACCTTTGTGGATCGGTAACGTATGCTGGGAATAGCACTTCGCCATCTGGGGCGCAAGAATGCACCATTGGGCAATCTACCGTTGTGCGAGGGATGGACACAGATGCTGTGCCTTTTTTCCGCAGGTCTTTAATAACCCTCGTTGCACGTTTCTTGGATAAGTCAGGGAATGCCGTAGCCAGCATATCCATAACCATAGTATCATCAACGCCAGAACTAATAAGTTCCGCTAGATCAGGGGAGACTTGCGCTATTTCTTGTATGGATACTTGTTGTAAGTATGTTCTTTTTTCTCGTTTCCAGCCAACGTAAGATACCATCAACCCCTTCTCTAGCAGATAATTTGAACCTAGTTCCATCTCTTGACGGAAATTCGGTATGTATGAAGACCTCATCCATTTAAGGAAGCTCGAAACCATTCCAGCACGGGACATGGATGCCATACTTGTCGGGAAAGCCTTAATGTGGGATCGTTGTAGTGCTTGGTCTAAGATGGCTACAAAAGCATTGATCCTCTCGCCAACGATGTTAACCTCGGTATCACTAGCACCCGTCCAAGGGAAAGCATTGCTATCGTTCTTCCGTAGATCGTCAGTCTTCCCAGGCCATATGTTGCGACGATCATTGTATGAACGTAGGCAAATTTCAAAGTATTCCTCAAGATTGAGCAAACAAGTGTTATAAGCATCTGTCAAAGCATTGATATTAGGCTCGTCCTCGGCGTAAATCATTGCTTCTTCGTCTTCGTGGGTCATGTCGCTCATAAAATATGTTCGTAAAAATCTTCTGCGTCTTGTGACTTGATGATACCTACTTTGATGGTTTTGCCAAGTAGTTTATCTGATCGGTTTGCGTGACACCTTACAAGCACCTTTTCTCCATCCATACGCACTCCTACCCAGCTTTTGTTTGGGCATAACATAATAACTAAGAATGAACCAACATAGTTGTCATCCAATGTGATTGTTTCCTCAGTTGTTGGCAATGGTTCTGATACCTTCACCTTGAATGGCCGTCCACGTTTCTTTGCTTGTTTGGTTGTATTCATGTATTAGTATCCTCCAGAACCTTGCCTTGTGCAGTAAGACCTTGATTCATCAACATGGTCAACACCAGCAATAGCAGCATATCTCAATACGTCAATCGGATCTTTCCACGCTTCCTTTAATCCACCCTCGCCAGTGTACTCGGAAAGTGCTTGTATGATGTTCTCGCAGTCAGAACTAACGTAGAAATGTGGTCTATTTACTGAATCTATGGGTTTGGTTGTATCCCATGACATTTTTGAGATCAACGCTTGTAGACCATCATCAATCTCCATCCCAGGTGCAGGTATGCAAATAATCTCCTGCTCGTTTAGATCTTCGATGATGCTCGATGAACTATCTGCTGCTTGGTATTTTGCAGCACCAAGCCTTGGGTCGATGAGTCGCTCAAATATCTCCTCGCCTTCTTCAAGCTCTAAGATTGTGTCAACGTAGTCTTTTATACCAAATCCTTGTCCCTTTGATCCTGCTCCACCAACCCACTTTCCTCCACGCCATTCAGCCCAGTCACCAACGTCAACCCCAGGCCATTCACGGTAAACCCAGTATGTATTCGATTCGTCAACGGCAATCCAGCACATGAACCAGTTTTTAGCACCAGCGGGGTCGATAACGTGATACCTTGTGACATTGGTTGTTGGTATTTCTTGAGGTTTAACAACATTGACTTCCTTGTTAAAGCGCGGGAACTTGGTAGCATGAGACTTTACTGGTACTCCGTATGCTCGGATAAGTATCTCTTCCCTTGATCTGCCCATCAAAGTTTCCTTAATACGCTCGTAGCCACCAAAAGGATTATCCTTGGAGTGAAAGTAATGAACGCTAGCATTACGCTTCTTGCTGCGTTGGACGTATGGAACGATCTCGTCGTTTAGCAACTCAGCTTTGACGTTCTCGATGGTTGTTGCACCGTCTAAATACTCCTTAATGACTTCCGTCCACCCGTCAATCGGGGTAAAAGTAAGTAGCAACTTTGAATTTCTAGTCGCAAGTCGAAATCGAAGCGTGTCAATTAACTCGTTTCCTAATAAATATTCGTCGAGCCATACTCCGATATTATGCCATTTAGGGTCTTTGCTGCCAAGTTCAGCACCTTCTAGGATCGTCGGATTATTCTGATACTGTGAGTACGTCTTGAAGATGATCTGCGAACCATTGGGGAAGATCAACGAATTGTCAGTAAATCCGTTCTTCTTAGTGTACGAGATGTATGCGTTTGCTGATGTTTGCTTAGTACGCAACTCGTTGGGAATCCAGTTCCATACTGCACTTTGTTGCTGGCGTATGCTAACCTCGGATGTTTGTGAGAAGCAGAATATTTCAGACTTAGGATTTTCGATTGCAGCTTTGACTACGCAATAGGAACCCCAGGCAGTTTTTCCACTGCGATTACCACCAAGTGCCAGAACCTCAGAGACTTGTGACAATTGCTCTTCTGCCTTTTCCCAATGCGGCAATCTGAATCCATACCTGTACGGATCTCTTTCGGCGTTATCAATAGCTTCGTGATAAACCTTATGGATGTCCATAAGTTCATCTGGTTCCATTACACAAATCTCGTCGTCTGACGGAGGTTGCAATATTGCATGATTACGCCATTGCATTATTTGATTCTGTATGCGTCAGTCTCCATGAGTACATTGACAATCCTGTATACGCTATTACATTTTTCGCATCCAAATGTATCGTCCTCAGCAGGAAATGATCCTCGGTTGCCGTCAACAAGATGAAGTTCTCGACGCTTCTCACAATGCCTGCATATCCCAATAAACGGGATGATATGCTTTTCAAGTACTATATCCCAGATTTTAGCGTTGAACTTCTCGGCTAAGTACGAGGCGTAAATAAGCGTGTTGCAACCATATTTAATGCCATCATGTTCTACAACGTAATGCTTGAAGATTGGGCCATCAAACCTTGATTCTGGTTCTTTGATCATGATTCGATAACCTCAACTTCAATTGCTTGTTCCTTGATTTTATTGGCAATGCGAGACTTTGCCTCAGCAATCATCTTGGCAGCATCGTCAATACTTGCACCCTTACGATGTTCCACGATTGTACTTGCCATACCAGAGAGTTGCCCAGCTTTGTCTGTCATAATGCCAATGGTCAAAGCAAGACGGTCTGGCGAGATCATCTTCAATTGCTCTGGGTCGTTGGATAATTGTTCTGCTTTCTCGAATAATAGATCGGTGTACTCAGCAGCAGCAATTGCGTAGCGTTTAGAGAACTCCTTACGCTTTGACTCAAGCGTGTCGTTATGCCGCCATTCTAGCGACCTTACTAGCTCATGTGACACTTTGCACTTCTTAGCAATTACGCTAATACGTCCACCTTGTGCAAGCATCCATAAGATTTGTGCAGCTACGTTAGGATTGTAATGCTCGATTGAGTTGCGCGGGAATAGCTTCGCACGTTCCTTAACCTCAAGAAAGAACTCCTTAATTGCCTGTTTACTGTCAATCTCAAGAAGTTCGTTGTCACTCATGTTGTTTTTACTTGTTGCTTAAAGAACTACTTATAGCTGACGATATGCTTCTGGCAAGAGCAGGATTGTTGTATTTTTAATTAAGGTTTTTTAACAGGCTTTTTATCAATCTCGTTTTGTGCGTTGGATTCGCTCTGTTTAATTTCGCTAATCATTTTAGTCATTGCTCCAGCAAAAGCTGGATCATTACCCATGCCATCAGTAATTGCAGAAACTCCAGCTTTAGTGGTCAACATTTGTGAAATCATACGTGAATATGCTTTCTCTGTTGCTGCTGACCCAACATCTCTAGCAAGAATGTCTAGAAATGGTTCCAATGCTCCAATTCCATATGCTGCTGACATGAGACGATTATTTACAAATGACCCAAGTCCTTGAGCAACATATGCTGAAACTCCACCAGCACTAACAACTGCTCGCACCTCATCTTTACCCATTCTTTGCCCAGATACTTGTGATGCTTGAATCATTTTTTGTGCAGAAATAAACTTATTAGTAGTTTTTTCCCCAAGAACCAATTTCATCTTCTTTAATAATTCCCTGCCTTCTTGAGTAGATGCTTGTCCTGCAACTTGACCAACATCTTTAAGAAATCTGTCTGCATCGGGCATTGTTATGTATGGCGCTTTAGCAAGAGGTTTGCCAGTTCCAGAATAAGAACCAAGAAGTTCATACATGAAGTCTTTAGAAAATGCTTTTCTTTCTCCAATCGGCATTGAGTACCATACTTTAGAAACGCTTCCAGATGATACACCCGAAGAAATCGCAGAAGATGCAAGTTCTCCATTTGCAAGTTTATCCCATCTGTTTTCCATTGCTAAGCCAATGATCTTATCATCAGCTAATTTTGCAGATTCTTTTTCGAGTGCTTTTTTCTGAGCAATCGCAGAAATAACCTTTCTTGTTTCCGTATCTCCAAGAGCAGATGACAACATTGAAACGTCTTCTTTGGTAAGGTTATCCAAATTTAATTTTTGGACTTGGAATGTTTTATTAAGTTCATCTAATTTCTTAACCATTCCAGCACCTTTTACATCTCCCCACAAGGCCGTGACCATTTCGGGGTTATAATTTATGCTTGTTGGCGAAATACCCACTTTTGAAGTAAGTCCAATTTGTGAAAAGTAAGCCTGTTGGAG